ATAAAAGATTATTCAACAACCCAATCAAGTAACACAGATTTAAATGGAATAAGTACAGCAGAAGGAATGCTACCTTCTAACTTGAACAATGCAATTAGAGCATTGATGAAGAATACTAGAGAATGGTTTAATGATAGTCAATGGGTAGAGTATGGAGATGGTTCAGGTGCTTATACAGCAGCTTACGCATCATCTACTTCTTTTACAATTGCTAGTGCTAATGTAACTTCTTTTTATCATGCAGGTAGAAGAATAAAATTAATTGCAGCAACTCCTGGTACAATTTTTGGAACAATAAGTTCATCATCTTTTTCAACAAACACAACTGTTAATGTAACATGGGATTCAGGTTCATTATCAAGTGAAGCTATAACTAATATTTATGTAGGTGCTTTATCAAAAACTAATGACTCTATACCTACAGGAATTTCTGCAACTAAAATTGCAGATGGAACAATTTCAGATACAGAATTTCAATATTTAAATGGTGTATCAAGTGCTATTCAAACTCAATTAGATGCAAAAAATGCTACTATAACTGGATCAGCTTCAACAATTGATACAGAAAGTTTAACTGCAAGTAGAGCAGTAATTTCAAATGGTTCTCAAAAAATTGCAGTATCTGATGTAACATCAACTGAACTAGGTTATCTTGATGGAGTTACAAGTGCAGTACAAACACAAATAGATTCAAAACAAGCAACCATTACTGGTGCAGCAACTACAATTGATACTGAAGATTTAACAGCTTCAAGAGCTTTAACATCTAATGGATCTGGTAAAGTAGAAGTTAGTGCAGTTACATCAACTGAACTTGGATATTTAGATGGAGTAACTTCAAGTATTCAAGATCAAATAGATGCAAAAGGTGCATCTAATGCTAATTTGACAGCTATTGGTGATTTAGCAAAAACAGATGGTAATTTAATAGTTGGTAATGGATCAACTTGGGTAGCGGAAAATGGAGCTACTGCTAGAACTTCTTTAGGACTTGGTTCTATTGCAACTCAAGCTGCTAATAATGTTTCAATATCAGGTGGATCAGTTACAGGATTAGGTGAACCATCTTCTAATTCAGACGCATCTACTAAATCTTATGTTGACCAAGCAGTTGCAGGATTAAGAACTAGAATTATTGCAGAGTGTGCTTCAACAGCAAATGTAAATATATCAAATGCTTTAGAAGCTGGAGATGCTATTGATGGTGTAACCTTAGTTGCTGGTGATAGAGTTCTTTTAAAAGATCAAAGTACAGCTTCTGAAAATGGTTTATATCTTGCAGTAGGATCAGGTGCTGGTGCAGCATCAAGAGATCCAGAACATGATAGTATTGCAGAATTATCTGGTGGTATGGTTGTAGCTAATCAAGGATCAGTAAATGATAATAAAATATTTTTATGTACGACAGATAATACAGGATCAGTTGGATCAACTTCAATTACTTATACTGTAATTACTCCAAGTAATACAGGTACAGTTACATCTATTGCAACTGGAACAGGAATTGATGGTGGTACTATTACATCTACTGGAACAATTTCAATTGATTCAACAGTTGCTACACTTGCTGGAACACAAACATTAACAAACAAAACTTTAACTACTCCTAAAATTGGTACTTCTATTTTAGATACTAATGGCAATGAGTTAGCTAAACTAACAGCTACAAGTTCAGCAGTAAATGAATTTACAGTAGCCAATGCTGCAACAAGTGGTAGTCCAACTTTATCATCAACTGGTGGCGATAGTAATATTGATTTAGATTTATTAGCTAAAGGTACTGGTCATGTAACTATTAGAGGAAACTCTAACGTAGGTACACTTCAATTTAATTGTGAAAACAATTCACATGGTCAACAATTAAAAGCACAAGCTCACTCAGTAGGTAGTTCAGCAGTATCGACTTTACCTAATGTAACTGGTGAATTGATACCAGGAAAAATTGAAGGAACTAATTTTACAGGAAGTTTATTAGTTGGTCATGCAACAACTGGAACTTTAAATGCAGCTCAATATAATACTGGAATTGGTATTGGTGCTATGGACGCAATTACTACTTCAGATAAGAATACAGTAGTTGGTTATGATGCTGGAACAGCACTAACAACTGCTCCAAATAATACTTTTGTTGGTAGAGCAGCTGGTCAATTAGTTACTACTGGTCAAGGTGGAAATGCTTTTTTTGGAGAAGCATCTGGATTTTACCAAACTGGAAGTTCTAATACTGCTGTTGGTAAAAGTGCTTTACAAGGTAATGGAACTACAAAAAATGGTTATGAAAATACTGCTGTCGGAAGTCAAGCATTATTAGGATCAGGAACTGGTGATCGTAATACTGGAATAGGTTTTAATTCTGGTGCTGCTATTTATGATGGTGGTAACAATATTACCATAGGCTATAATTCTGGAGATAATATAACATCTGGTGATGGCAATGTAATCATTGGTAGTATTAATGCTGATAGTGCAACAGGAGATAAACAATTAATAGTTGCTGATGGTGTTGATGGTTCAGTAGCTTGGATCAAAGGAGATAGTGATGGAACTGTATCAGCAAACGGTGGACATTTAACAACAACAGGAAAAGCCTTAGTCATGGGGTTTTAATTAACAAGGAGAAAATATGGCAAGTGAATTATTAAAAGTAGCATATGCAAACGCAGCTTCCAATTCAGAAGTTAAGTTGATTGATGGTGCAAGTGGACACACTTATACTATTCTATCAATTACAATTTGTGAAACAGCTGGTGCAGCAGAAACTTTTGATCTTTATACTATGGATGATGGCGGTGGAACTGACAACTACATTTATAAATCACAAGCTCTAGGTGCTAATGCAACTTTTGAACATACTACAAAATTTGTCATAGAAGGTACTGATGAACTTGGCTTTATAACTGGTGGGTCAGCAAACGTTGACGTTACTGTTAGCTATTTGGATCAAACATTATAGAAATTTTATGAGTGGATTAGTAAAGGATAACATCTTTGGTTCATCTGGAGTAGTCCTTGAAGCAGCTGGTGGTCTTAGTTGGCAACCTGTTGTTACTGCATCTACTGTTACAGTTGAAGCAGCAAAAGGTTATTTTATTAACACCACTTCAAATGCTTGTACTATTACACTTCCAAGTTCTGCTGAAGCTGGAGATCAAATTATATTAATTGACTATGCTAGAAACTGGGGAACTAACGCAATCACAATAGACAGTAATGGTTTGAACTTTCAAGGAGAACCAGACACTTATACTGTTGATTACGACACAGCTGGTCAAAGTTTAAATCTAGTTTATTCAGATGCAACTACTGGCTGGACACCTTCTTCTGATATTGTAAATGCTTTAGAACCAGAAATACCACCTTATCAAAGAGCAATCTTTGCTTATGGTACTACTGCATCTGCAAATACTACAATAAGCAATTTAGTTGGAACAAATGGAGTTGTAGCAAGTGATACGTCTGGAGTTGGAACAGCTAGAACTAAACCAGCTGCAACTGGCTATGGTATAGATAAAGGAATTTTTGCTTATGGTCAAACTTCAGGTGTAATTTCTTTAAGCAATTTAGTTGGCAATAATGGAGTTGTAGCAACAGATGTTACTGGAGTTGGAACAGCTAGAACTGCTCCTTCTGCTTTAAGTTTTGGTGGTGACAAAGGAATATTTGCATATGGAGATACTGGAAGTGTTACTAACCTTTCTAATTTAGTTTCTAATGTTGGTGTTGTAGCAACTGATACTACTGGCGTTGGTACTTCAAGAAGTCTTTTAGGTGGAGCAGAGTATGGTAATGACAAAGGAATATTTGCTTATGGTTATGGTGGTGGAGACATAACAAAATCAAATTTAGTAACCAATCAAGGTGTTATAGGTTCAGATAATTCTATTGCTGGAACTGGAAGAAGTGATCTTGCAGCAGCTGGTTATGGTGGTGACAAGGCTATATTCGGTTATGGTTCTACAGCAGCTGGAGATAATCAAAACATAACTAATAAAGTTTCTAATGAAGGAGTGGTTGCTTCAGATACATCTGGTGTTGGTGATGCAAGATATGGAAGAGCAGCAGCATCTTATGGTGGAGATAAAGCAATATTCGGTTTTGGTGCAGTAAGTGGTGTTACTAATTTAGTAAATAATTCTGGAACAGTAGCTTCTAATGTTAGTGCTGTTGGAACAGCTAGATATAATTTAGCTGCAACAGAATATGGAGTTAGTTAAAAATTATGAGTGGAAAAATAGTAAACAATGTATTTAGAGCTTCTGGAGTTATAGCAGCTACACCTGGTGGTCTTGATTGGTCAACAGCAGTTGTAACTGGTTCAACTCTATCTGCTTCTGCTGGTAAAGGATATTTTATAAATACAACATCTAATGCTTGTACTGTAACTTTGCCTAGCTCTGCTGAAATTGGAGATCAAATAGTCTTTGCTGATTATGCAAGAACTTGGTCAACCAATAATTTAATTATAGATAGTAATGGAAATAATTTTCAAGGTGATCCAGATACATATACTGTAGATTATTCTACTGCTGGACAATCACTTAACATAGTTTATTCAGACGCAACAAAAGGATGGCTACCAGTTTCAGATGATGCTGTGGCTGATGTAGGAGTTGCACCAACAACTTACAAAGGAATTTTGGGATTTGGAGCTTTAGCTAATGGTTCAGCAACTGGTATTACTAATTTAATATCAAGTTCTGGAGTAGTTGCTTCAGATACATCTGCTGTAGGTGCAGCTAGAATTTCAGTTGCAGCAGCAACTTATGGTGGAGATAAAGCAATATTTATGGGTGGATATAATGGTGGCACTAACAATGGAGTATCTAATTTAGTTAATAATTCTGGAGTGGTTGCTTCAGATGTAACAGGAGTTGCAGATGGTACTGTAAGCACAAAAGGAGTAAATTTTGGCACAGGATTAGCTGGTTTTTTTTATGGAGATATTAGTGGAAAAACAAATAAAAAAAGTTTAGTTAATAGTTCTGGAGTTGTAGCATCTACAGTAAATGGTGTAGGTACTGCAAGAGATGAACCAGGTGCAGCACAATATAGTTCTGGTTATGGGTTAGCAGTATATTATGGTGGTAGATCAAGTTCTAGTCAATTTACAACTTTTACAAATTTAATTTCAAATACAGGAGTTCAATCTTCTGACGTAACTGGGGTCGGTTCAGGTAAATCTTTTCAATCAGGTGCAGCTTATGGTGGAGATAAAGGTATCATAGCATTTAGTTTTCTTAATGATTCAAATGTAAATACAATAAATTTAGTTTCTAATGTTGGAGTTATAGCATCAGATACTAGTGGAACAGGCACTGCAAGAAGAGGTGGAACAGGTACACAATATGGTGCAGATAAAGGAATATTACTATGTGGTTATGCAAGTAATGCTACTGGCATATCAAATTTAGTTTCAAACACAGGAGTTGTCGCAAGTGATACATCTGCTGTTGCTACAGGAAGATATTATCCTGCAGCAGCTGGGTATTCATATAGTGCATAGGAAAATATTATGAGTGGAATAGTACAAAACAATATATTAAGAAGTTCTGGAACAATAGCTGTAAGTGCTGCTGGTCTTAACTGGGTTGATACAATTATTACAGGATCAACTGCAACAGTTGAAGCTGGTAATGGCTATTGGGTTAATACGACTTCTAACACTTGCACAATCACATTACCTAGTTCAGCAGAGAGTGGCGATCAAATCGTTCTTATAGATTATGCTAGAACTTGGGGTACAAACAAAATTATAATAGATAGCAATGGTTTAAATTATCAAGGCAATGATGATACTTACACAGTAGAATACACAACAGATGGTCAATCAGTAAACATTGTTTATTCTGATGCTACTAAAGGTTGGTTGCCATTAGAAGATGATGTT